GTTTCATTTTGTTGCTCATAAAAAATTTTTTGGCAAAATAAAAACGACGGCTACTGGAGATATGGCTCCATATAGCCGTCGTGGTCTTGCTTTCGTCCCCGTCAGTCTGGCCGGACTTTCAGAGAACCCAAATTGTGAAAAACCAAACTCTTTACAGCAACCCTGCCAAATACATTCCGCCGTTGGTTCCCGTATGCACTACCGTTCCCATCTTGCCGTAGGTGACAACAGCCGTGTTGGTTGTGTTGCCATTCACTTCGCAAGTGACGGTGACGGAGGCACCACCCAGGTTTTGAACTAATACGGAGTTCCCAGGTTGGCACGTGGGAAATACGAGAACTACATTCCCGGTTGGAGTCAGGGTGATAAGAGATGCCCCGGCCTGCTGCGCGGTGAGCGTGATGGTACTCGCGCCCATTGTGCCTAGGTCGAGTTCGCCGAAGGTGTCAACTGTCGGCTGTGTTTGTGTGGGCTTGGCTACAAACCCGCCTCGCTCCGTAGGGATTCTAAGAGCATCCGCTCCCGGCCAGTTCACACCCGCATACGTTGGATTTGGATTCGCCACTTCAACCCTCCCCGATGCCTATTAAAGCATCCACTTCGCTCATCGTACCACTCATGCGGGCAATTACAATACCCACATTGTACTCGATTCGCTCCACTTCATTGTTCAAAGGCACCCCAAAGTGGCACATCGCGAGTATATCGCCAAGCACTTTTCGGCCCTCAGCTGAGCTAAACACGCTCTGATAATGCTGCTTCATCTTCTTGTTGGCAAATTGTCTGGCGTCTTCTTCCGGCGTATATTCGATCATTCGCCTGGCTCCTTACCGCCGCCCATCATCGTCTTGAGCGGGCTCCCGTCCTCAGCAGCTTTTCCAGCCAGCGCCGCGGCCTTTGCAATCTTGGGGGCGTTCTCGATCTGCTGCTGCTTCTCCTGCTGCTTCTGTGCCATCTGGCGTATCTCCGCAATGGCTTTCGGGTCACGTAGACACGTTGCTGGACCGCCTACCGCGTCCCACGCCTCACGTACCATCTCATCCGTGTCCAGAGCGTGCATGGCGAGAGGATCGAACTGTGTGATCGACGTAATCAGCGCCACGCCAGACTGAATCGCCCGGACCTTCGTTACCCTGGTCTGTGCCTGAGACAAGAGGCCCAAGTATTGCACCTTGATTGGCTCATGCTCGGAATCTTGAAGAATTTGCGGAACTTCAGGAATGCGGCCTGCTCTCGCCTCAATGTCGAACACCCTAGCAATCATGGGGTTGAACCCTTCCGATTGCAGGTTGCCGACGATGGTTCCGAGCTGCGCCGCTTTCTCGGTCATCAACTCATTGATCTGCGATGTCACCATGCGCTCACTTGCCCCTGCTTGCGCTAACTGCGTAAGCAGGGTGAACGTTTCTGCATGAAAATGCTGGTTGATGATCTGCGCGACTTTGCCCTGATACTCCGTATTGAACGGAAGGTTTTGAACGCCGGTCGTTAGAGGTTGCGGCATGATCTGGCGAATGTCGCCACGATTGGTTGGGATGAATGTGAAACCGTTTGGACCGCGCTGAATCTTTCCTTTCTGATCCTCATACGCCACCATCGGAGGTTCAGCCGCTTTCTGGGCAGTAATCAGATTGGTTCTCCCCATCTGATTGTCTAACGCGATAGCAACCCAAGCATCGTGCCCCGGTGAGCGGCCGTAGGTTTCGTCTGAATTCTTCCTCCATCTCCAGCTCAGAATCGGCATAGAGTCGTAGCCGCCCTCGGACAGCATCTTCAACCCCTGATCTCCATCAGCGCCGAGAATCTTGCCTCCCTTTCGATACACCCAATCGGACGCCCACTTCTTCCCCTTCACATCTATGCGCCTTGGATCATAATCTTTGCGGGGATAGACTGCATGGAGAACTTCGCGCCGCTCGTGCATATTGCTCTCGTAGTCATGCTCGAAGTTCGTGTCGGCCTTCTTCATTTCATCCAAACCGAATTTCTGAACAAACTGGCGCAAGGTCCACTTCCAGACGCGATAGTTTGTATCGACCTGCCCAAATCGGTTTTCTGCGATGAAGCATTCCCGAAAATGGGGAACGGTGAAGATGATAGTTGCCGTCGAAACATCCTCTTCGATCAGCAAGTGGGCCGTGCCGGGAGCAGACCCGTCGCCGATGAATTCCGGCACCACGTCATAGAAGTTACTGCGGTTGAACGCTGAATACATCACGTCTTGGCAGTTCTGAATCCACCGCTGGACTTCCGGGTAGGAATCGACTCGCTTTCCGGTCCATGCCCTCATCCGGCTTGTGCGCGGGAAGTTGAGTTTGCCGGGAAGTTCCAGTCCAAACCACGGCTGATTGCGAGAACAGAGATACCCAACCATTCCTTTGACCAGGGTGTTGTGGGCAAGCATGGCGGAATCTGCGAAAATATCCAACCCAGAAGGCTGACCAGGCCACAAATCCTTGTCTTGGACACCACGCCTCCCATGGTTCACATACATGATGATGTTGTCCACCATCCATTCCCACGGAAGTCTCTCTTGAGCTAAAACCTGTAGATATTTTTGAGCGTCCTTCGCTCTATCGTCTGCGGAGCGGTCGTTGAGTCGAGAAGGGGCATATCCCCCAGAGTCCATGTAAGGCGAGGCTAGACCGACAGAAGCCATTATGCCCCCAGAGTTGCTTTCCCTACTGTAGCATTACCGCTGGTCATCGGGCTTTGCAGCATTGTGCTTGCCATGCCCCGGCGCTGTGTCAATGCCTGAGCCTGAGCCAGAGCCGATGCCTGAGCAGCCTGGGCCGTCTGCTCGTTGGTCTGTGCCTGAGTGGGAGCCTTGGGCGTGGAAGGCTTGCTGACAGCCGCATAGATGCCCTCACCAACAGCCGCCGCCGCTGAAACGCTCGCGCCGATAATCAATGCCGTGGTTGCTGAGATGCTTCCGGCCATTACTACCCCTCCCCCGTCACGACAATGGTATCACCGCTTCCATCGCGGCGAGACATCAACTGGTCAGCTTCGGCGAAAACCTCATCCTCGGCCTCTTCAACAGTTGCAAGACTGGTCGGGTAAATCATCGTCATCTCAACCGGCCCGTGAGTCCAGAAGAACTGCTTCCGCCCCGCGCATCCGGGAATGACATTGTATCCGGTCAGCTCAACTCTTTGGTCTCCGATCAGCACTGAGCAGTCTCCATGAACGATTAGAACGGTTGCCAGCTTGATAAGCGACCCCATCATCTTTGTCCCCGGTTGGAGACGGATGGTTCTCGCATACATTCCCCCGTGGAATAGATGCTCTGTGGCTAATTCAATCTGCGGGCAAGAGAGGATGATTTTGTTGATCTCGTTCAGTTGCGCGAGAACGGCCGGCGAAGCTGCAACCATGGCAATCGGTAAAGGTGCCGTCAACGCGCTCATAGCCACCTCGTAAACATGGTGTGGCTGGCCTTGCAACCGGGGCGGCGCGATAGAACCACCTCCAAAGGACTGCCCGCCCTGGCGGTGTAAAGCAGAGCCACGCAACCTGTAACCGCCGATACCTTTTCGACGGTCGTCATCAATTCGCTCGCCGCTCCAGTTGATCTGTGAGACGGCAAAACGAATAGGCTTTCAATCGTCGCCGTGTGCTTCCCATTATGCGGCATCACACCTGTAACCACAGAGACAAAGCCGATAAGAACATCATCCGCATACGCGCCGAAACAGTAAAGAGCGCCTGAGTTCTCCAGCGCGGCGTACATCTGTCGCTGCGGGGCGTAGTCGGGCATCACGCAGTCTTTCGCGTAGGCGTCCAACAGTTCCGCCGAATTGGGCGCGTCGAGGATTTCCGCGTAGCTGACTGGTTTTATTTCAAGCATTCGCACTCCGTAAACCGTAACTCATCGGGTTGTAGTCTGTGTCATTTCTTGCAGCAAGCAACTGCGCGATGAGGTCAACCTTCTCATTTGGAGGCTGGTAAACCGGCTGCTCAAGGCAGAGGTATCGAACACAATCGGCCATGTCTTTGTACTGCTCCTCTGGTTTGTCTGTTCCAGGCTTCCACTGATAGTTGAATAAATCCTGAGTCGGACCCCGTTCACCGCGGCAACCCTCCTCAGCAAACAACAGCGCCGGTATCTCTTTGCTCTTCACGGCAGAGTAGTGGTTTTGAAGGTATTCTTTGACTCGCTTGTGACCCAGCGCAATGTCGCCCGCCTCGGAGTGTGAGAGCCTTATCCTTCCGATTCCCGCCTTGTCGAGTTCATCTTCCCATGAAGTATCGTTCATCTGCGTTCGCGCCCCGTACTTTGCATCGAGGACCACAAACGCCGGTTCAGAATAGTTGTGTTCTGCCCGCTTCACTTTCACCTGTCGCGCAATCTCCTCCACATTCCCGTTCGCCAAAAGATACGCATAAACGTAGATTCGATTGGCGGGTTTCCCGTTTATTGTAATGTCCTCTGGACTGACTGCGGCGAAGAGCCAGCGTGTCGGACGGGCGTCGTGCGGGTCTACCGCTTCAATCCGCATCCAATCGGTGGGGATTTTGAAGTCTTTGTAGAGATGCACCGCCCGGTCGAGTGTTTTGTAAACCAGCCCGCTCAGGTGGCCTTCCTTGCCGCCAATGTGCGCGTCGTACTCCTCTGGATCGGTGAATAGTTTGGCGTACTCTTCGATACCCGCTCTTGGAATGAACCCCATAATCTGCCCGCACTTGGGGCAGTTGTTTGTCGGACGCTCCGCATGAGGGTCAACCATGTTCACTGGATCGTTTTCCGGGATGTACTCGTCGCACTGACGGCAATAGTCCTGACAGTTGTCCCAGGTCGTTCCGGTGAAGATCGCAATCTCCTGATCGTCCCCGCCGCCGTTGAACGCCTTCACGGAAAACATATCGTAAAAGTACGGCGCTCCGTAGAGCGGAGTCATGGCAAACCAGGAGGGAGCATTTGTTGTGACCTTGCCGCGCTCGGCCGCAATCAGCAAATCGTGTGGAGGCGGCTCATCCCATCCGTAGTGGTCGTAGTCAATTCCAAGAAACGTGTCCGCGAGCTGGTTGTACGAACGGACGTGGAGCGTGGAACCGCAGGCCCGTCCCAGATAGTCGTACTTCATCGTGACCGACTTCAATGCCCCAGTCGTGTCCCGCTTCCAATCTGGTGCGCAGTGCGCCGGAATGAGCATGGCAAGCTCCGGCTCGATCTTGGCCGACACCGACTGCGCCATCGTCTGACAGCCCATGAACCCCTGGTTGGGAACACGGATAGAAATCTTGTAGTCAGGATCGTCCTGAGAAAGCCACGGCCTGAATCCCATCGCATGAGCGATGCTCTCGCAAACAGAAATTCTTGTTTTCCCGACCTTCTCACCAGGCTTGAGGATACGCCGTCGAGGTGTGCGACCGTACTTGTTCTTGATCCTGATGAACGGGTCTTGCACCCGGTTCATGCGCAGCATACCAAGGCGCATCAACTGATTCGCGGTTGAGATTATCTTCGATGGCTCGATCTTCCCATCAGAGCCGACAAGCCGCGCCAGCACGTCCGG